ATCAGATTTTCCACCAGTAATGATTTTTGAAATCTTTCTAAACATTATTGCTGGAATGAAAACATTGTGTTTACAATATTCACATACCAATTCTGTTGATTTAGATAAATCTAAATTCGGTTCTTTCGTTTCTCCTAATATTTTTGCCATTTTTGTTTTTTTATTTTATTATCCTATTTATATTTCCAGATGAATCCACCTGCTGTTTTTGCATTTCCTTTACATACACTACTGATATGATATATACCAAGTTCCCTAACAACATGAGTTCCTGATTTCCATTCTTTTATAAATGTTCCATCTTTTTCATATTGTAAAACTGGAATACAATGTACTTCTTTTAATTTATCTATGTGCTCTTTACTTTTTGGTTTCCCTGATAATGATTTACTTAAATTTTCTCTATGTTCATCGGTTTTGATGCGACCCATATGAGATTCACTCATTTTGATACGAGTTTCCGTACTATGTATTTTTCCTTTTTTCACTTCACTCATTCGTTTTTTAGATTCTTCGGTATGTGGCTTTCCAAGCCGATTACCTACTTTACCAGTCCAATATCCCCATCCATCAGTATGAAATCCTTTATTTGGAATATAATAATTTTCATTTAATATATCATCTATATATTGTTTAATTAGTATAGCTTCATATCCAATAGTATCTGTCATATTATTAAAACCATCTGCTAATATAGTTTTAATCAATCGTGATTTATCACTTGGATTCCATCTAACCATTGAACCTAAATATTTTTTATCATCAATTGGTCTGCATTTACAACTTCTACTACCAATATAAAATTGGTTAGTAATTGGATCATCTAATCTATATACATAATAATTCTTCATATCTACTTATCTATTACATATAAATATAATAAAAAATAAAAAACGATAAATTTATCCTATTGCACCAATCATACCGATTAAAGTAGCACAAAATACTATTTCTTTATCGACAACCATTGAATCTTTATATTGACCCTCTGCTAATAACAATATCATACTTGATGTATTCTTCCCAGCATAGATATCTACCTTTTCATACAAGTATGTGTAAATATCTGTAAAATCTTGGATACGTGAATCTGCAATTGCTTGTCTACAATTTACATACTTGTTACGTACATCTAAATTCGATTTTAATATATCTACTATCTTAGTTTTAATATCAGTATCTAAAATAGTACCTACATTTAACTTTAATATACCACGAAATCCATCCTTTACCTTTGGATATATCTTTGAATTAGATTGACAAGTGTTGATAACTTTTCTAATATCAGGGTATGATGAATCAATAATTGGTACTAAATCCTTTAATTCAAATTGAATTTTTTCCTTTGTAAGTATAGTGTTAATCTGTATAGCCACATCCTTTTTGGTTGGTGGAACTATTTGAAATGATTGACATCTACTTTGTATCGCTGGAATAATCTTCTCTGCATAATTACAAGTCATTATAAATCTACAATGCTGTGAAAATGTTTCCATAACATTACGTAAACTCGCCTGTGCAATTGGTGTAAGATAATCAGCCTCATCTAATAGAATAACTTTGATTTCTTTGAAACCCATAGTAGATGCAAACCCTTTAATCTTATCTCTAATTATATCAATACCACGTTCATCAGATGCGTTGATTACAATAAAATCACAACTGATTGAATTCATTATTAACTTAGCCAATGTTGTTTTACCAGTACCAGCTTTTCCGTAAAATAATAAATGTGGAATATCACTCGCTTGGATATAATCATTAATCTTATCCTTTAAATGTTCATTACCCACATAATCATCTAAATGGTCGGGTCTATATTTTTCACACCATAGAGTGTGTTTCTTCTTTAATTCTTGTTTTGTATTTCCTGTATCTTCAAAAAATCCCATTAATTTTTGTATTTATAATTTGTTATTGTATTATTTTTTATCCGTTTTCTGATAATATAGTGTGATATTCCCGTTTCTCTTGCACATTTTGATAAACTATCATATACAATACCATCTACTTCGACTTGTCTTGCATTTGTAGGAGTCTTACCCCACATAGGATTTCCCTCTCCAACTAATGATGGTTTTTTAGGATGAGTTCCATAATTTGCATGATTTTTTCCTTTTGGATATGCTGACCAATCAACTGTATTTACACGCTTAGATATTGCCTCGGGAGTTGATCCGGGATTTCCATGTTTCCACTTCCCCAACTTATGCTTAATTCGTTCATATAATACATCTCCTTTTCTATATGTTAAACCACCATCTCCACCAGTTGTCATATTATAACCAGTTTTATATGTATTATATTCAGCTATAAAATATATTTCACGGGGAGTTAATTCTTCTTCCGTGTTGCAATTTTCAAGTATTTCCCAATTCCAATTCCATTTTTCATATTTTCGTAATGCCCTATGAAAATTAGTTTCAGAACCATGGTTTGAATTATAATAATGTGCAGAACGTCTTTGTGGCAATGTTTGTTTGGTTTGTCCAATATAAACTTTACCATTCTTTTTATTTATCACTTTGTAAATAATCATATACTCTCCTTTTATATAAGTATAAGGTCTTTACTTTTCTACCCCATAACAAATGTTAAAGTTTTGTTAAAGTTCCATACTTTATTGTGATATTACAATTAATAAATCTTGTTCTCTGAATAATAAGTAATCTACATCATCAAGTGTGATGGGATCACTTACCATATCTTTTTTGAACATTACTAAATCCCCAACTTTTACAGTCATTGGAATTTGTGCACCAGTTAATGAGTAAATACCCGGTCCAACTAATATTACTTCACCCCAAACAGCCTTTCCTCTTGATGCGGTATCTGCCATTATAATACCACCCTTTGAAACTGTTTCACCAGCTTTATCGTATTTTACTACTACTCTATCCCCTAAAGGTTTTAATTTTTCTATCATATTTTTAATCCTCGCTTAATGTTCTTTTAAATTCATCTATGTCAAATCCAATCTTATTTACTATTTCTTTTAATGATTGGAATTCCTGTACCTGATAATCATCTAAATTTTCGGTATTACCGTTATGAATATCATGTATTGCACAAAAGATATGAAAATCCTGCTGTGCATCCGTATAATCTTTTTCTAAAATTTCTAATTTGTTCATAACTATTCTGCTATATATATACGCGTTCGTACTTCGTGTTTTTTCATCTCCTTTGCATCATATTCTTCCACCAATATATCGTCCGTGTTTGGTATTTTAGGACACTTTACTGCGTAGTGGATTTGACACCCTGCTACAATAACATGATTAACATCACTGCCAATTTGTGCAAACCAATTAGTACTATTTCGATTTGTTTTAATTCCCAAAAACGTATCTTCTAAGGTTTGAATATTTCCCCATACTGCCCTATATTGCTGTCCATCGGGTGCATAGAACCAACTATCTGTTGTTATTAAATATTTACCTATCATCTTTTTGTTTATATATTACTACTGTTGTTTTACAATCTACTAACTCGTTTTGAATGATTTTTTTGATTCTACCCCAATCACCCCCAGCTAACCCTGCTGTTCTAAATTCCCAATTTACCATATTTTTTGTTTTTGTTCTAATATGGGTTGGTTTTATAATTTTACATTTGCCCTTATTACAAAATAATTTATAATAATGATAACTTAATTCGTTTTCTACACAGAATCGTTTTATTCCACCATGTATAAAAAAGACTGAATTGTTATTATGATTTATTGCAATTATTGCTTTACTACTTGGATTTGCACTACCGAACATTATAGGTAATTTTGGCAATGTTCCAGTTTCATATCTATCACGTGCAGTATTTCTCAACATTTCTCTAACTTCATCGGTATGGGATTTTCCATAAAATCCGTTTTCCTCACCACTTCTTCCACATTTATCGCTCAAAATTTTACGAGTTATAGTTGTATGTATCTTTTCAAAAAAATGATTTCCTGCTCCCTGCATTCTATTTGATCTAAATTTTTTAGATTGTGCTGAAAATTTATATCCCAAGATGCCATCGCCTCCATCTGTATGATTTACCAGCTTTCCAGTTCCATTATCATTCCTACCATATCGTGATATCAACATAATTTCCATTTGTTGAGCTTGTTCCCAACATAAATTTTCCATTATTATTTCTGACGTGTATCCAACTTTATTTACGATATTATACCAATGAATACTTCTACTGTGATTACTACAACTACGGGATTTGTTCTTACCTATACCTATATAAAACACATCTCCCGTGTCATTTCGTCTGTGTCTATATACGAGTGCCATCTTCAATCTCCGCTTTAATAAGAACACGTAATCGTTTTGAAACAGAATATCCAAGTGCATCACATCTATCCTTAAATGAATCTCTTAATTCTTCACTCACACGAACTATTATTTGTTTATTATTTTTCATAATGTATATCATTTGTTATACATATAAATATAAGAAAAATAAATTTTCATACGATTTACCAAGGATTATTTGGTAATTTCACCAATGTAATTTTACAATCTTTTAATTCAGTTTTTATAATTTCTTTAATTCGTTTCTTATCTCCACCAGCAAGACCAGCCCCTATAACATATGGTAAACCAATATGCTTACCCTTAAACGTATGATTAATCTTTCGCATACATAATGTAAGTGCCTCATAATCAAGTGGCTTAAATCGAATACCCGGTCTGTTCTGTGTATATGAATTTACTACTGCCATATCGAATTCAAAGAAATCAAATTCAGATGTTCCACCAGTAAATGTTTTAACTACATAATCTATATTACCCAATTTCAAAGGTGATGGTCCCTGTAATTCCATTGGGAACTGAGATACATCAAATGTGAAATTCATAGGTACTGCAATTCCAGCACCCATGTTACTCATACAATTACAACCGTGTGTAATTACATCAAATTTTCCTTTTTTTGCGAGTAAGATTAAATCCCCCTCTATTTCATTATACATAGTTTCTTCATTTAATAATTGCTTAGCCTCACATTCCATAAGTTCAGCTATACTACCAGTATACTCACTTGTTATATTATCTAATAACCCAGTTTCTTCCCACTTCTTTAGGACTTCATCTACATTACCAGACTCTATATTTTTGATATGTTCTAATTTATTGTATTTTTTTTTCAATGTATTGTTATTTTATCGTGTGCATAATATGTAATAAATATTGCTCTAACTTGTTCAAATGTATGTGGATTATATACCAATGGTGCATTTGCAACTTCTAATAAATATAATTCCTTTGCATTTTCTTTAACCTTGATATCTATTAAAAATCTATCAATTGCA